GTGGCGGACCTGGCAACTCATCCCGGTTCGAATCCGGGNTTCTCCACCATGAACCTGTGAAGGTCTGACTAGTAGTTTTGTCGCATTTATTTTATGTTTGTGATTTCGGTGCATGGTCTGTGAAGATAGTGCACCTTTTTACCGGTTTACAAACATGCTATTAGAATTATAAATTGTATCAGCATATTGGCTGATTGTATTATATACCCCAAAGAATCCCTCTTCGGGGTTGCTATCCAAGTTCATCATCAGGAACGGGAAGCTGGAGAGTAAAATTGTATTCTTTGGCTTTTCCATTCTCCTAATTCTTTGGGAAAATGGCGATAAAATGGCGAAGATTCTGTTTGCCAAACTTGTCAACAAAAGATAACTTTATAGATATAAACAACTAAAAGTCAAACCAATAAAATTAAATTATGGCTGCTAAAAAAGAAGAAAAAGCACAAGGAAGTCAAATCAGAACATTATTGGCTTCCGAGATTGAATGCAGAGTCGGCACGATGAAGCAGAACGGCTGTTCCCTCCTGCTCTATAAAGATGCCCGTGTTGATATGCGTATGCTGGATGAGGTCTATGGTCCAAACAACTGGCAGCGTAGCCACGAACTGATAAACGGAAACCTGTTCTGCACGATATCTGTCTGGGACGCTGATAAAGGCGTATGGGTAAACAAACAGGATGTGGGTACGGAGTCCAATACCGAGAAGGAGAAAGGACAGGCGTCCGATGCCTTCAAACGCGCTGCTTTCAACTGGGGAATCGGTCGTGAGCTTTACACGGCTCCCTTCATCTGGATAACGTTGGATTCCTCGGAAGTATATGAAAAAACCGGCTACAATGGCTCCAAGAGTTTTGGAACAAATACCAAGTTCAACGTACAGTCGATTGAATACAACCAGCAGCGTGAAATCTCCAAACTGGTGATTGTTGACGGCAGAGGTGACGTAAGATATGTTTTCGGTGAAGTGAAAGAGAAAGTGAAAGAACAGGCACCTGCCAGAACCGTGCCTAAAAATCCGGCACAGACTCCTGCCGCTTTTACCGGTGCGCAACTGAAACAGGCAGTTGATGAGATGAATGCCTGCAAGTCACGGGCGCAGGTCCTGTCTGTCTGGAAAAGATACACAGTCATGCAGAACAATAACGAGTTTCGTAACGCCTGTATTGAAATGGGCAAAAAATATCCTGAAAAGAAATGATAAAATTAGTAAAGTCCCCTGTGGTTTTCAATGAAGAGAACCACACCTATTTTCTTGGAGACAAACAGCTGCGGGGAATTACCGGTATGATCAGCCGGCAGTTGTTTCCCGACAAGTACAAAGGCATTCCCGACCATGTGATGAGGCGTGCGGCCGACAAGGGCAGCCGTATCCATTCACAATGCGAGTTTGTGGACTCGACAGGGTTCGAACCTGAAAGCATCGAGGCGGAAAACTATTTACGTGAGCGCATGAATGCCGGATATGACGCGCTGGCCAACGAATACACAGTATCCGATGAGGAGTACTTCGCATCCAACATCGACTGTGTATGGGAAAAGGAAGGTGAGATCAGCCTGGCGGATATCAAGACCACTTACCGGATAGACAAAGAATCCCTTAGCTGGCAGTTGTCCATATACGCATACCTCTTTGAGAGGCAGAATCCCGGACTGAAAGTCAGAAACCTGTACGGGGTCTGGCTCCGTGGAGACAAGTCCGAGCTTATTCCTGTTGAGCGCAGGTCTGATGAAGAAGTAATGCGCCTCATGGAATGCGAAGTGAAGGGTGAGAAATACCTTTCCACAGAAATAGCACCTGCCGGAAACCTGCAGTTGATGACTGCGGCGGCTGTACAAATGCTTATTGATATCCAGGAAGAGCTGGATTTTGCCAAGGAACAGAGCGAACAGATGAAGGAAGGACTGAAAAACGCCATGATAGAGAATGGGGTGAATGTATGGGATGCCGGACGACTGCGTGCTTCCGTCACTCCCGCCACAACAGGCAAGTCATTCGACACCAAGGCATTCCAGACTGACTATCCGGATTTGTATTCAAAGTATCTGAAATCTGTCGAAAAGAAAGCATCTATTCGTATAACCATAAGAAAGGAGAAAGAAAATGAGTGTGAATAAAGCAATCCTGTTAGGACATCTCGGAAAGGATCCCGATGTCAGATATCTTGAGGGCGGTGTCGCCGTCGGCCAGTTCTCTCTTGCCACGACCAAGCGCGCACAGACTTTGCCAAATGGCACACAAATTCCCGAACGTACCGAATGGCATAATATCGTAGTATGGCGTGGTATTGCCGAAACAGCCAAGAAGTATCTTCATAAAGGGGATAAGGTATATGTCGAAGGCGAAATCAGAAGCCGGTCGTTTGAAGACAAGAACGGTGTCAGGCATACTGTCGTTGAGATATTTGCAGAAAGCATGGAGATGGTAACTGTCAAGCAGCAGACACAACATGCCAGTTCCGATGATGAGTTGCCCTGCTGATGGAAGCCACTATTATAAAGAAAGACGGTAAAGCAACTCTTGACAAACCGTTTGAGTTCATGCTAAGCCTGCTGAGAAATGGGGAATATACCCTCACCATCAAACGCAAGACCAAGCCCCGTACCCTCAACCAGAATGCCCTCATGTGGCAATGGTTCCGATGTATCGGGGCCTGTTTCAGGGAATACACAGGAGAGGAATATTGGAGCACCGCTGACGGTGTGCAGGACATACATGATCTCTACTGCAAGAAATTTCTGAGCAAACAGGTGACCATAGGTGGAAAGACCGAAACCATATCCCGTGGCACAAGCAAGCTGAATACCTTGGAAATGACAAACTTCATGGAAAGCGTGAAGGCTGATGTCAACAATGATTTTGGCATCATACTCCCCTTGCCTACCGATAAGTACTATTCCGCCTTTGTAGCCGAGTATGAAGGCAGATATTAATAATAACAAATTAAAATATAATTATGATTACAAACGATTATGAACCGGAGGAACTACAGTTTGTCCTGCCGGAAGTTGTAAAAGACACATTCCCTCTTGAACTGACATTCGGAAATGCTGAAAACGAGAAGGAGATCATCAAGGCTGTCAACGAGCATTTCAATGTCATGTTCCCGGAGAATGAACTGGCAATGAGATATATGGAAATTTTGAAAAAGACGAGATCAGAAAGAAGTATTGTGAGCTCGTAGAGAAAGAACTGCCAAGTGCCGAGGCAGAACTGCTGAGTGCAAAGGAAGAGGCCAAACGACTGAAGGCGAACGCTGAGGAGGCTCTTAATTCGGTTAGCAGACAGATCAAGGATTATGCCGCCAAGGTGACGGAAGGCACAAAGGAAAAGAAGCTGCCGCCAACCAAGACATTCCGTATAGCCCTGAACGGCTACTACCTTTTCTATTCGGTAATAAACGGCCGTGTTCTGCTGGTCAAGGCTGAAAAGATTTCATCTTACGACAAATCTTCCCTGTGGGCGCAGGAGGATAGAAACCGCACAGCCATGATGGAACTGTTCGGACTGGATTTTCCGGCAGTGGAGAAACCTGACGATGATGATTTTGACAACGAACATGACATGATTCCGGATGACAGCGACGACGAGCTAGGTAATGAAGATGATCTGAACGATGCATTGGGATGTGTTGATTCTGACGAAGAAGAAAACTGATGAGCAGGCTACGGCATAAGAAGGGACGCAAGTCGGCGTATGCGCTCTCCCTGACACGGAATCCATATTGGGAGAAGGTTGCAAGGGAAATACGTATCAGGGACGGACACAAATGCCGGCATTGTAACGCCCTCTATCCGCTGGAAGTACATCATATGCGCTATAAGGTGAACGGAATGTCCATAGTCGGTCATGAACTCGAACATCTGGACTGCCTTGTCACCTTATGCGCCTCTTGCCACGAAAAAGTTCATAAAGGAGTTATCAGACTATGAAATATCAATTACGAGATTATCAAAAAAAAGCCAGTGATGCCGCTGTAATGTGTTTTAAGATGAAGTCAGGCAGGAACGGTCTTTTGGTACTTCCGACAGGTGCGGGCAAATCACTCATCATAGCGGATATAGCAGCGAGGCTTGAGGAGCCTCTGATTGTATTCCAGCCTAATAAAGAAATATTGGAACAGAACTTTGCGAAGCTGCAAACATACGGAATTTGGGATTGCAGCATATATTCCGCGTCAGTGGGCCGGAAAGAGATCAGCCGCATCACATTCGCCACTATCGGCAGTGTCATCCGGCATATGAAGGACTTCCAGCATTTCAAGAACATTCTGATTGATGAATGCCATCTTGTCAAGCCAAGCGATGGAATGTACAAGAGATTCTTCGAACAGGCTGAAAGAAGGATTGTAGGGCTTACCGCCACCCCATACCGGTTATATTCCTGCATGAACGGAAGTATGCTTAAGTTTCTCACCCGTACCCGTCCGCGTGTCTTCTCCCAGGTCCTGTATTATTGCCAGGTAAGCGAATTGCTTGCCAAAGGGTTTCTTTCCCGGTTGAAGTATTACGATGTCACGAGAATTGACCTGACCAAAGTGAGGAGAAACTCTTCCGGAGCTGATTTTGACGACGCAAGCCTGTCTGATGAATTCCGGCGTGTGGATCTGTACGGCTATCTCATCTCCATAGTGAAACGATTGCTTCATCCCAAAGTCGGGGGAGCACGTAAAGGCATGCTTGTTTTCACCCGGTTCACCGCCGAGGCTGAAATGCTTGCACGGGAGATTCCTGACAGCGCCGTTGTAAGCGCGGATACCACCAAATCTGACCGTGAGAGAATACTTGCCGAATTCAAAGCCGGGAAAATAAAAGTTGTAGCCAATGTCGGCGTGCTTACCACAGGGTTTGACTATCCAGAACTTGACACCGTCGTGCTTTGCAGACCTACCATGTCACTCTCACTGTATTATCAGATGGTCGGACGTGTCATTCGTCCGTGCCCCGGCAAGAACGGCTGGGTCATAGACTTATGTGGCAATATCAGGACATTCGGGAAAGTCGAGGATTTAAGGGTAGAACAACCGGAAAAGGACAAATGGTGCATCAAGAGCAATGGCAAACAATTAACTAAC